GGCCCAAGCGGGTGTCGCCTTTCTTTATTCCCGGCGCGCTGATCAATCTTGTGTCGGGGCAGGTCTCTATTCGCTTTGGGTTTAAGGGGCCGAACCATGCGGTGGTGACGGCCTGTTCGACGGGCGCCCATGCGATTGGCGATGCGGCGCGGATGATTTCTTTTGGCGATGCCGATGTGATGGTTGCGGGTGGGGCGGAAAGCCCGATCAGCGAGATCGGGATTGCGGGGTTCAATGCCTGCAAGGCCTTGTCCACCAAGCGGGCCGATGAGCCTGCCAAGGCCAGCCGCCCCTATGATGCGGACCGCGACGGGTTTGTGATGGGCGAAGGCGCGGGCGTGGTGGTCTTGGAGGAATACGAGCACGCCAAGGCGCGCGGGGCCAAGATTTACGCTGAGGTGCTGGGCTATGGCATGTCGGGCGATGCCTATCACATCACCGCGCCCTCGGAAGATGGGGATGGCGGGTTCCGGTCGATGACCATGGCGCTGAACCGCGCCGGGATCACGGCGGATCAGGTGGATTACATCAACGCCCATGGCACATCGACCATGGCCGATACGATTGAGCTTGGGGCGGTGGAGCGGCTGTTGGGTGATGCGGCGGGCAAGGCCACGATGTCCTCAACCAAATCCTCGATTGGGCATTTGTTGGGGGCTGCAGGTGCCGTCGAGGCGATTTTCTGCGTGCTCGCCCTGCGCGACCAGATCGCACCGCCGACCATCAACCTTGACACGCCTGCGGTGCAGCCCAAGCTGGACCTTGCACCCAACAAGGCAGTGAAGCGCAAGATTGACGTGGCTTTGTCCAACAGCTTTGGCTTTGGCGGCACCAATGCCAGCCTTGTGCTTGGCCGGGTGAGCTAAGCCATGTGGCGCGCGGTTGCCTCGAACGCGCTGACGTTGTTCATTGTGCTGCTGGTCGTTGCGGCGGGCCTTTTGACCTTGGGTCAGCAGGCTTACACGGGGCCTGGGCCCTTGGCTCAGGCGGTGTGTTTCAAGGTTGAGCGCGGCGCGAGTTTAAGCCAGGTGAGCCGGGCTTTGGAAGCGCAAGGGGCGATCAGTGATGCGCGGATCTTCCGGATTGGGGCGGATTACACCGACAAAAGCGGGGCGCTGAAGTTTGGCAGTTACCTGATCGCGCCGGAAGCTTCGATGGAGCAGGTGATTGACCAGTTGACGGCGGGTGGCCAGTCCAGCTGTGGGCGTGAGGTCAACTTCCGCATCAGCGTGAACTCGACGGATGTGGTGCTGCGCGAGTTGGACCCGGCGACCGACCGCTACGTTGAGGTGGTGAAGTTCGATCCCGCCGTGGGGCCGGTCCCGGCTGAGTATACCGAGGCGGCAACAGCGGATGATGTGCGCTTGCGCATCACGGTGGCCGAAGGTGTTACCAGTTGGCAGGTGGTGGAGGGGCTGAAGCGGGCCGAGTTCATGGCCGGCGAGTTGGATCAGGTGCCGCCAGAGGGGTCCTTGTCCCCTGACAGCTATGAGGTGGACCGCGGCGCGGACCGCGCGGCTTTGTTGGGCGAGATGGCAGACCGGCAGGCGCGGATCATGGCTGAGCTGTGGGCGGCGCGCGCTGCTGATCTGCCCTATGACACGCCCGAAGAGGCGATGGTCATGGCGTCAATCGTGGAAAAGGAAACTGCGGTGGCCGAGGAGCGGGGCCGGGTGGCCAGCGTATTCGTCAACCGTTTGCGGCAGGGGATGCGGTTGCAGACCGACCCGACGGTGATTTACGGCATCACCAATGGCGAGGGTGTTTTGGGGCGGGGCCTTCGTCAAAGCGAGTTGCGTCGCGAGACGCCCTATAACACCTATGTCATTGATGGGCTGCCACCGGGGCCAATCGCCAATCCGGGCCGCGCGGCGATTGAGGCGGCGTTGAACCCGGACGGGTCGGATTTCCTGTTCTTTGTGGCCGATGGCACGGGCGGCCATGCCTTTGCCCGCACGCTGGACGAGCATAATGCCAATGTCGCCAAGTGGCGCGAGATTGAGGCGGAGTTGCTGAAGGCGCAGGAGGAGGCCGAGGCGGCCGGGGAGTGAGAGTTAACGCGCGGTTAAAGCTGCGCGCTGCAAGCATTTGTTATGAAATGGAATTCCTTTGACTTTGCGTGCGCCCTAAGCTAGGGTTTTTGTCATGCTAGGAGAGATGGGCAAGCGGCCGGGGGAAACCCCGTGCCGCTTTTTCATTTCGCGCATGTGAGGAGCATGAGGGGGCAGGCCAGCGACTATGACAATCAATTTCTCCTCGGGGGACGAGCCGCCAATGGACATGCTGGCGACCACAGAAATCTGGCTACGTGAGGCGGCTGAGGCTTTGGCAGGCACCGTTCATGCGATCAAGTCCGGCGAGTTCGGCAAGGTCAAGGACGCGGTGGAGTGCATCAAGGGGCTGAAAGCGGCGGTGCAACTGGCCATTGAAGAAGGAAATCGTGTTGAAAAACTCCGTAAACAAGTTGTCGGGTCTGTCGGAACCGGCGCGCTCGACATGGACGCCGCGCGCGATGAAATCGGGCGCAGGTTGGCTCGCCTCCGCGACGCCGGAGGCGATTGAGGCGTTTTTGGAAGGGCTCAGCGACAATGCGCTGTTGGCGCTGCCGTGGCTGTTTGAGTTCTGGGCATTGCCGCATCAGTTGCCGCCGGAAGGCGCATGGAAAACATGGGTCATCATGGGCGGGCGCGGTGCGGGGAAAACCCGCGCTGGGGCAGAATGGGTGCGCGCCGAGGTCGAAGGGGCGACCCCGATGGCACCGGGACGCGCGCGGCGGGTCGCGCTTGTCGGCGAGACGGTGGATCAGGTGCGTGAGGTGATGGTGATGGGGGAGAGCGGGATTTTGGCCTGCTCGCCGCCCGATCGGCGGCCGGAATGGCAGGCGACGCGGCGCCGGCTTGTCTGGCCCAATGGCGCGGTGGCGCAGGTGTTTTCGGCCCATGATCCGGCCAGTCTGCGCGGTCCGCAGTTTGATGCCGCTTGGGCCGATGAATTGGCAAAATGGCCCAAGGCGCAGGAGGCTTGGGATCAATTGCAGTTTGGCCTGCGGCTGGGCGACGCGCCTCGGCAGGTGGTGACGACGACGCCGCAGAATGTTGAGGTGTTGAAGGCGATCTTGAAGAACCCCTCGACCGTGACCACCCACGCACCGACGGAAGCCAACCGCGCGCATCTGGCGGCGAGTTTCCTAGAGGAAGTGCGCGCGCGATATGGCGGCACGCGGCTGGGTCGGCAGGAGTTGGACGGGGTGTTGCTGGAGGATGTGGAGGGCAGCCTGTGGTCTGCGGCGCAGTTGGACGCGGCGCGGGTGGCGGCTCTGCCCGTCTTTAGCCGGATCGTGGTGGCGGTGGACCCGGCTGTGAGCCAAGGCGGCGGCAGCGATGAGTGCGGGATTGTGGTGGTGGGGGCGGTGACGGAGGGGCCGCCGCAAAACTGGCGGGCGGTGGTCTTGGAGGATGCCTCTGTGCGGATGTCCTCGCCCGAGACATGGGCACGGGCTGCCTTGGCGGCGATGGCGCGGCATAAGGCGGATCGGCTGGTGGTGGAGGTGAACCAGGGTGGGGATCTGGTGACCAGCGTGATCCGGGGGGTGGATGCGCTGGTGCCGATCAAGGCGGTGCATGCCAGCAAAGGTAAGGTGGCGCGGGCCGAGCCTGTGGCGGCCCTATATGAGCAGGGGCGCGTGGCGCATCTGCGCGGGCTTGCCGCCTTGGAAGAGCAGATGTGCCGCATGACGGTGCAGGGTTATCGGGGCAAGGGCAGCCCTGACCGGGTGGATGCGTTGGTTTGGGCGTTGACCGAGCTGATTGTGGACCCCTCGCAGGCCTTTGTCGCGCCGAGGCTGCGGACGCTCGGTTAACATCCCTTAAGGATTGCCGCCTTAGGGTGACGTCCAGATCACAAGACAGCGGCCCCTCAGCGGGGCTGGGAACGGCGGGCCTGTTGCGGGGCACGCGACAAAGGAGCTTTGCGAGATGGTGTTCGATTTCCTGAAGCGCGCGCCGGGGGCGGAGAAAGCGGCTGCGGCTCGTCTGCCCGAAGCCAAAGACTCGGCTACTGCTGGGGGCTTTGTGAGCGAGGCAAAGGCCTCGGCCACTGCTGGGGGCTTCGTGACCGAGGCAAAAGCCTCGGCCACGGGGCGTGTGGTGGCCTTTGGCTCTTCAGGTCGGGTGGCGTGGAGCCCGCGCGATGCGGTGAGCCTGGCGCGGTCGGGGTTTCAGGGCAACCCGATTGGCTTTCGCGCGGTCAAGCTGATTGCCGAGGCGGCGGCGGCGCTTCCCTTGGTATTGCAGGATGCCGAGCGGCGGTATGAGACGCATCCGGTCTTGGACCTCATCCGCCGACCCAATGGTGTACAGGGGCGGGCAGAGCTGTTTGAGGCGGTTTATGGTCATCTGTTGCTGTCGGGCAATGCCTATATTGAGGCGGTGCCAGGGGTGGGCGCGCTGCCGGGGGAGTTGCATGTGCTGCGATCGGACCGGATGGCTTTGGTGCCGGGAGCGGACGGTTGGCCGGTGGCCTATGATTACACCGTGTCGGGGCGCACGCATCGCTTTGCCATGAGTGCCGAAGCGCAGCCGATTTGCCATATCAAGACCTTCCATCCGCAGGATGACCATTACGGGTTCAGCCCGATGCAGGCGGCGGCGGTGGCGTTGGATGTGCACACCAGCGCAAGTGCCTGGTCAAAGGCGTTGTTGGACAACGCAGCACGGCCTTCGGGGGCGATTGTGTACAAAGGTGCAGATGGGCAAAGCCATTTGTCGGCCGACCAGTATGACCGGCTGTTGAGCGAGATGGAGAGCCACCATCAAGGCGCGCGCAATGCCGGGCGGCCGATGTTGCTGGAGGGGGGGTTAGACTGGAAGCCGATGGGCTTTTCGCCCAGCGACATGGAGTTTCAGAAAACCAAAGAGGCGGCGGCGCGCGAGATTGCCATCGCTTTTGGGGTGCCGCCGATGCTGATGGGGATTCCGGGGGATGCGACCTATGCCAATTACCAAGAGGCGAACCGCGCGTTTTACCGGCTGACCGTGCTGCCTTTGGTGCAGCGGGTGGCGGCGGGGGTGTCGCATTGGCTGTCGGGGTTTACCGGCGAGGCGGTGGAGCTGCGGCCTGATCTCGATCAGATCCCCGCGCTCGCGGTGGAGCGCGATCAGCAATGGGCGCGGGTCGGCGCGGCGGATTTCCTAACGCCAGCTGAAAAGCGGGCTCTGCTGGGTCTGCCGCGCCTGCCTGAGGCGGGAGTGGTGGAGGACGGTGAGGCGTGAGGAAGCCGGGCGAAAGCGGGTCGCGCTTTGTCTACGACAGTTTTGACGCTGCCGCGGCCCGGATCGAGGCGAATGAGCGCGTGGCTGAGGAGCGTTGGGCGGCGCTGGAATGGCGGTTGAGCCAGATTGATGCGGTGCTGGAGCGGTTGGAAAAGCGCATCTGGCTGGGGGTTTACGGGGTGGCCGCGTTTCTGCTGGCGCAGATGGCTGAGGCGTTGATCCAGGCGGCCAGTAGGTAGAAGGGTGAGGTGTGAGATGACGATGGATGGTGCATTGGAGCGCAAGGACATGCAGGCGCCTGCTGGGGCCGGGATGGGTCTGCGGCTGACCGAGGGTCACGGAATCGAGGGCTATGCAAGCTTGTTCGGCAAGCGCGATCAAGGCGGCGATGTGGTGGTGAAGGGTGCCTATGCGGCCAGCCTCAAGCGGCTTGCGGCGGCGGGCCGCGCGGTCAAAATGCTGTGGCAGCATGACCCAGCCCAGCCCATCGGCATTTGGGACGAGGTGCGCGAGGACGCCACGGGCCTGTGGGTCAAGGGGCGCTTGCTGTGCGATGTGGAGAAGGGCCGCGAGGCGGCGGCCCTGTTGGCGGCGGGGGCGATTGACGGGCTGTCGATTGGCTACCGGACCGTGAGAGCGGAACGCGATGGCAAGGGGCAACGCCTTTTGCAGGAATTGGAGCTTTGGGAGGTGTCCTTGGTGACCTTTCCAATGCTTCCCGAAGCGCGGGTGGCGGCCAAGGGCGATCTGCCTGAGGCCGAGACCTGGCGCAGTCTGGCGCAGGCTTTGACCGAAGCGGCAGAGGCCATGGCCGGGCGGCCCTAGGCCCGGTTTTTACGACCAAACCAAAGGATGAATGGAATGACCGAGACGAAGGCTCGGGCCGGGGAAGGTGTGCCTATGGCCACCCAATCGGCCCAAACTCCGGGTGCGGAAGTGAAAACCGCTCTGGATGGATTTCTGAATGCCTTCAAGGGCTTTCAGAGCGAAGTGAAACAATTGTTGCAACATCAGGAAGAGCGTTTGACCATGCTGGATCGCAAACAGATGACTTTTGGCCGCCCTGCACTGGCCACCAGTGCCGAGGTGGAAGTGCCCCACAAGAAGGCCTTTGGCGCCTACTTGCGTTCGGGCGATGATGATGGCCTGCGTGGCCTTGTTCTGGAGGGCAAGGCCTTGTCGACCGCAGTGGCCGCCGATGGCGGCTATCTGGTAGACCCGCAAACCGCCGAGACCATTCGTTCGATGCTGGTGTCGACCTCTAGCTTGCGCGCTGCGGCCAATGTGGTTCAGGTGGACGCGACGTCGTTTGACGTGCTGATTGATCGGTCGGAAGTCGGTTCGGGCTGGGCCACCGAGGTTGCGCCGCAGGCAGAAACCGCGACCCCGTTGATTGAGCGCATTTCGATCAAGCTGCATGAGCTGTCGGCCATGCCGAAGGCGAGCCAGCGGTTGCTGGATGACACCGCCTTTGACGTCGAGGGCTGGCTGGCCGGCAAGATCGCCACGCGCTTTATCCGAGCCGAGGCGGCCGCTTTCATCAATGGCGACGGTGTGGACAAGCCGCGCGGGATTTTGCTGCCCCCGAAGGTGGCCAATGCGTCCTGGACCTGGGGGAATCTGGGTTACATCCCGACCGGCGCGGCGGCGGATTTTGCCACCACCAATGCCAGCGATTGCATCGTCAATCTGGTCTATGCGCTCGGGGCGGATTACCGCGCCAATGGCACCTTTCTCATGAATTCGAAAACCGCAGGTGCGGTGCGCAAGATGAAGGATGCCGATGGCCGCTTTATGTGGGGTGACAGCCTGCAGGCCGGGGAGCCCGCGCGTCTGATGGGCTATCCGGTGTTGATCTGCGAGGACATGCCGGATGTGGCGGCCAACAGCCACCCGATCGCCTTTGGCGACTTCACCGCCGGTTACACGATTGCCGAGCGTCCCGATCTCCGCATCCTGCGGGATCCCTTCTCGGCCAAGCCGAATGTGCTGTTCTACGCCAACAAGCGCGTGGGCGGCGATGTCACTGACTTTGCAGCGATCAAGCTGCTGCGTGTTGCGGTCTCGTAAGCCGAGGCTGCGGGTCCGGCCCCTTTGAGGGGGCCGGACCCATGGGCGCGCGGGTTCGGAATGGGCCTTTGGGGCTGATGGCAAAGGATCTGAAGATGATGCTGACGGAAATGACAACGGTCCCCGTTGCGGTCCTGCCTGTGCAAGGGTTGAAAGACCATTTGCGGCTGGGGTCGGGGTTCACCGAGGATGGGTTGCAAGATGGGCTGATCGAGGCCTATCTGCGCGCCGCGATTGCAGTGATCGAGGGGCGGATCGGCAAGATGCTGATCGCACGGCGGTTTAAACTGGAGCTTGACGATTGGCGGGGGGCGGGTGAGCAGCCCTTGCCGGTGGCACCGGTCAGTTCGGTGGTGTCGGTGACAGTGGTCGATGTGCAGGGTGCGGCCACGGTGGTGGAGCCCCCGCGTTATCGGCTGGTGCCGGACATGCATCGGCCAAAGCTGGTGGCGGTGGGGGTCTTGCTGCCCGTCGTGCCGATGGATGGCCGGGCTGAAGTGGTGTTTGACGCAGGCTTTGGCGCGACATGGGCCGAGGTGCCGGTGGATCTGGCGCAGGCGGTGATGCTGCTGGCGGCTGAGTATTATGAGACGCGCCAGCCCGGAGATGGGAGCACCTCGGGTCTGCCCTTTGCTGTGCAGGCGCTGATCGAGCGCTGGCGCACGGTGCGGATCCTGGGTGGTAAACCATGAGCGGTGTGCGCTTGGATCGCCGGATGGTGCTGGAGGCGCCCGCGCGAGTTGCTGATGGCGCGGGTGGGTTTCAGCTGACCTGGGTGGTGCGGGGCGTTTTGTGGGCCGCGCTGACGCCTGGGGCGGGGCGCGAGGCGGCAGGTGTCGAGGTGCGTGCGGCGCAGGTACCTTACCGCATCACGGTGCGTGCTGCCCCTGTGGAATCAACGGCGCGGCCTCGGCCTGAGGATCGGCTGCGCGATGGGGCGCGGGTGTTCACGTTGCTGGCCGTGACCGAAGAGGGCCCGCGTGGCCAGTATCTGACCTGTTTTGCCCGTGAGGAGGATCCGGCATGAGCTATGCGGCGGCGGCGGCATTGCAGGCGACGATCTACGGGGCGCTGAGTGCGGCGCCTGCGCTTTCGGGGGTGAGCATCGTTGATGCCATGCCTCCCGGCACCACGCCCGGCACCTTTATTCTGATCGGCCCCGAAGTGGCGGTGGATCAGTCGGATAGCACGGGGGCAGGGGCGGAGCATCGGTTCACCATCAGCGTCATCAGCGATGCGACAGGGTTCTTGACCGCGAAATCGGTGGCCTCGGCAGCTTCGGCGGCGGTGTTGGCGGGGGGGCTTAGCCTGACGACAGGGCATCTGGTGTCGATCAATTTTCAGCGCGCTGTGGCGCGGCGGCTGGAGGAGGGCACCACGCGGCGCATCGACATGACGTTTCGGGCGCGTGTCGAGCTTTAGCGGATTTTCACAGCCAAGGGCGCGGCCCTTTGGCGGTTAGGGAGATGAGACATGGCAGTGCAAAACGGCAAGGACCTGTTGATCAAGGTCGATATGGTCGGGGATGGGCAGTTTCAGACGCTGGCGGGATTGCGCGCCCAGCGGTTCATCCTGAATGCCGATCAGGTGGATGTCACCAGCCTGGAAAGTGCGGGCGGCTGGCGGGAGTTGCTGGCGGGGGCAGGCGTAAAGTCCGCCTCAATCTCGGGCTCGGGCGTCTTTAGAGATGCGGCGACCGATGGGCGCGCACGGCAGATTTTCTTTGACGCCGAGACGCCGGATTTTCAGGTGGTTGTGCCGGATTTCGGCACCATTGAGGGGCCGTTCCAGATCACCAGCATCGAATATGCCGGCAGCCATAATGGCGAGGCGACCTATGAGATCAGCCTCGCCTCGGCGGGTCAGCTGACCTTTGTGGCGCTGTGAGGGGGCGTGCCGATGGCCAACCCCTATGCCGGTGAGGTGGCGATTGTGCTGGATGGACAGCGCCATGTGGCCAAGCTGACCTTGGGCACGCTGGCTGAGTTGGAGGCTGCGCTGGAGGCGGGGTCTTTGATGGAGCTTGTGGAGCGGTTCGAGACGCGGGCCTTCACCACGCGCGATGTGCTGGCGCTGGTCGTGGCGGGGCTGCGGGGCGGGGGATGGCAAGGCACGGCCGCCGATCTGCGCACCGCCGAGATTGGCGGCGGACCGGTGGCGGCGGCGCGGGTGGCGGCGGAGTTGCTCGCGCTGGCGTTCCAGCTGCCGGGCGAGGCATGAGCGGGATTGATTGGCCGGGGTTGATGCGGGCCGGGATGGGCCGCTTGGGCCTGACGCCCGATCAGTTCTGGCGGCTTAGCCCGGTGGAGTTGCGGACCATGTTGGGCGCAGAGGCGGCTGGGCCGCCTTTGACGCGGGCGCGGCTGGAAGAGCTGGCTGCGGCATATCCCGATCAGGGAAAGGGCAAGGATCATGGCAGAGATTGACGAGCTGCAAGACCAGATCGCCGCACTTGAGGCCACTTTTGCGGGCAGTGCGGGGATGGTGGCGGCCTTTGACGGCGAGTTGGCGCGGATGCGCGACAGCTTGGTGTTTACCGGGCGCGAGGTGAACACGCTGTCTTCGGGGATCGGTGGCGGCTTGCGCCGGGCTTTCGATGGGCTGGTGTTTGACGGGGTGAAGCTGTCGGATGCGCTGCGCGGTGTGGCGCGGACCATGGCCGACACGATCTATGGCGTGGCCATGAAGCCGGTGCAGAACGCGCTGGGCGGCGCGCTGGCCCAAGAGTTGAACGGGCTTTTGGGCGGTTTGATGCCCTTTGAAAAGGGTGGTGCCTTTGTCCAAGGCCGGGTGATGCCCTTTGCCAAGGGGGGCGTGGTGGCACAGGCAACCGCCTTTCCGATGCGGGGAGCCACCGGGTTGATGGGCGAGGCGGGGCCAGAGGCGATCATGCCTTTGGCGCGCGGGGCTGACGGCCGACTTGGCGTCCAGGCGGCAGGTGCTTCGCGGCCCGTCACGGTGGTGATGAACATCACAACGCCTGATGTGCAGGGCTTTCAGCGCAGCCAGACCCAGATTGCCGCCCAGGTCCAGCGGATGCTGGCGCGTGGGCAAAGAAACCGCTGAGGGGGCAGGACCATGGCATTTCACGAGATCCGTTTTCCGGCGAATCTGTCGTTCGGCGCGCTGGGCGGGCCCGAGCGGCGCACCGAGATTGTCACGCTGGCCAATGGCCATGAGGAGCGTAACACGCCTTGGGAACATTCGCGTCGGCGCTATGACGCGGGGATGGGGCTGCGGTCCTTGGACGATCTGGATGCGCTGATCGCGTTCTTTGAGGCGCGGCGCGGGCCCCTGCATGCGTTTCGATGGAAGGATTGGGCGGATTGGAAATCCTCAATCCCTTCGGCGGCGACGGGGCCGATGGATCAAACCTTAGGTGTTGGCGATGGGGTGCGGACGACGTTCCCGCTGCGCAAACGGTATCTGTCGGGGTCTCAGGACTATTGGCGCCCGATTGCGAAGCCGGTGATGGGCACGGTGACGGTGGCGATTGCGGATGATCCCAAGGTGGAGGGGGTGGAGTTCACGGTTGATGCGGCGACCGGGATCCTAACTTTTGTCACGCCCCCCGACATTGGCGCGCAGGTCACAGCGGGGTTTGAGTTTGATGTGCCGGTGCGGTTCGACACCGACCGCATCGCGGTGTCGCTGGCCTCGTTCAAGGCGGGCGAGGTGCCTGAC